CATGTTCAATAGTCATTAAAGACTCCTGATAAAAAGATAATAAAAAAGGGAGCCTAAGCTCCCCATATTAGGTATTGAATTATATAGCTTTATAGCCTACAACAACCTTTGCTTTACCAGCAGCAGATGCAACGGCACTAGCATTAGCTGTAATAGTAACACTAGAAGCTGCTGTACCAGACAAGTTAGCTAAGCCAGTAGTTACCTTGCTAGACAAGCCTGCAACTGTTAGAGGAAGCTTAGTAGTCAAACCAGCACCACCACCAATAGATAAGTCAGCAGTAGAAGAAGCAGCAAACACTGTCTCAACTTCTAGTAAAATGCTATCTACTAAGTAGTTAGCTGGAACTGGAACTGCATAACCTGAGTTAAGTAAATCACCAGCCATCAATTCAAAAGTGATTTCATTAGAACCACCTTCAGTTTTCTGAACACCAGCAGAACCGCCCAAAGGACGAGCTCCATAATTTGTATATACGCCGCGTAGCGCACCTAATTCTTTAGACATGTATTACCCCTTAAATCTTAGTTGCTGAAGTGATGTAGATACCAAGTGTATCCAAACGTTGTGCGCCAATACCCCAACGAGCACGAGCTACAAACTCATCACGTCCACGGTCTTTATTACGCTCACCTTCTACAGAAGGCTGTTGACGCCATGCAGCCATAATAGGCTTAGTGTTGTCATCTAATACAGACATGAATACGTTAGCTACTGCGCCTGATACTGAAGTAGTACCATCACTGAAAGTACCCTTAGCCAAACGGTTAGATGTAATAAGGTTCCAGCCGTACAAGTTCACTAGGAACTCATGGTCACGGTCGAAGCCACTCATTAGAATCTTCTCACCAAAAGAGGTGACATCATGAGTTACAGTGGTCTTGTTATCAAGAGTTGCTGCACATACTGGGTCAAGACAACCTACACGACCAGCGTAAGGAACGTTAGCTTTATCAAAGCCTAACTTCATCTTAACTAAGTCAGCAAGGTCTAAAGTGCCTTCAGAACCAGAAGTAGCTACAGTAGAGCTGATACGGTGAGCGAAGCTGTTAATAGTGTTAGCGTCAGCATCAGTTTGAACACTGTTGCACACTTCAAAATAACGAGTCTCAAAGTGCTCTTGAATAGCACGAGTAGATTCAGCAGAACGTTCAGCCATAAGCTGCTCAACCTGTGAACCGTCTTGACGTAGTACATCAGATACATACCAAGCATCACCAACATAGTCAGTAATAGACAAGGTGACATTACCTGTATCAATTGCGTTATAAGTGATTGGGCTATCTTCTTCAACTTCTTGAATAGTAGCAGAACCAATTGTTTTAATGTTTAAAGTTGTACCAGAACCGAAGTCTGAAACATCTCGATACCACATGGCAGGCATTAAGCCGTCATGCAAGTTAGTAAGGATAAACGAGCTATACTGCTCTGCTTCGATAAAAGCTTGGCTGTTAGTTGTGAGTTGCATTATTATTTCCTAATTATTGAGTAACGCCATATTTCTTATATACGGCTTCTTTATGTCTAAGCATTTCTGCTTTCAAGTCTTTTGATGTTGCCCCTGCCAATACTGATACGGTGGGTGGCTGCACTCCCTCAGGTTTAGCTGGAGGGCTAAAGGCTGAAGTATTGAATGAACCACTTGTCACACTTGGTTGGCGAGTTGACTCAGGGACTAGCTTAAGAACCATTGCGGGAGATTTTGCTGAAAGCTCTTCTAGCTCTTTCACGGTTATTCCAGTTTCTTGTGCTAGTTCCTGAAACTTTTGGGAGGCATTAACTCCAAACTTTTCAGTGAATGCACTTATTACTTTCTGCTTGTTATCATTAGCAGAAGTTTCAGTGCTCTGTTTTCTCAACAAGTTAGCAACCACATCTTCAATAGATTGTTCACTAGTAACGGGAGCGGCTGGTTGGCTGGCCTCCGCAACTGCGGGTTGTTCTTGTTTTTGCATAAGACGACTAACAATTGTTTCAAGCTCTTCACGCTTACTTAATTCACCAGAAGATTCAATTTCCTGAGCCTTCAGTCTAGCGTTATCTGTTTGCAATTGTTTGATAAAAGATTGAGAGTGACTTAACGCCTCTAGTGCTTTATCAACTGTGTCATACTTCTGCGTACCTTCCTCGTTAGTGATGTTCTTAAGCTGGTCAGCAAACATGCCAGAGGCAGGGGTCTGTTCTTTAGATTGGTCATCTTCAAACATTTGTAATTAATTCCTAATTTAGTTTGTCTGTCTACGTTCCGTAGGGTAATACCTATTATACTAAGAAATTCGTGTTTTGTGTACACGTTTATTTAATTATTTCTAATATTTTATTTAAGGCTCTCTCATAACCTACTTCGTCAGCCTTTAGATAGGCCCAAGAAGGATTGTCATAAGAGTCTTTTGCTCTTCCATTACGTCTAGAAGTTTCTATTTCTTCGCTAAGTAACTCAGTTAGTCTAAGGCGTAACAAGCCACCCCCCTCGAAGGAGGCGACTATGTCTTTAGATTGGCTAGAGTCCTTACCCTTAGTCCAAATACTCTTCACTATAATCCCTCTTGCGCTATAGTCTCTTGCTCTACAGCAAGGTCTTCTTCAGCTTGTCCAGCTACACGTTGAGTGTCTTGTTGTTCAAGCACTGCAATGTTAGGAGAGAATAACTCATAACGTCCTAGGTTCAGTGTATCTTCCATCAACTTAGCCATCTTAATAGAGGACGTATGAGGAGCTAACTGTTGTGCCATAGGAGAGTTCATAAGCGTAGTTAAGTTCTGTACCAACTGAGCTTGTGCAGCAAAGTGTCTAGCACCAATAGGAGATACCTTACCTTTAGCTGTAATGTCCTCTGGAGAGATAGCTAAGAACTTCTCAATACCTAAGTCATCATCCATAACACGGATAATATCATTAGTATCCATATTACGTCTAGATACTTCTAACATAGCGTTAAGTTCTTTCTCAAGAGTGGTCATTTCATAGTGAGTAATCTTCTCTTGAAAGATACGTCCTGAAGCATTGGCTAATTGACCAACTTCAAAGGCTGTCTTCTCACCAGCAGTTCTTATGCCCATAGCTTCACTAGGAGCACCCGCATACTGCTCCATACGCTGCTCTAGGAAGCCTATCTCGTTGTTAGAGGATATAACCCCTTGGAAAGACTTACCAAGCTCTTGTACGTCCCCTCCTTCGTCTATATGAATCTTGACATTAGGGCCCCAAGTAAACTGCTCTACCTCACCAATAACTTTAAGTGGTGGGAACACAGACATATCCATAGCATCAGCTTTTAGATTCTCTAAGTGGTCAATCCTATATTGCATACCAACTAGGTTATCTAACGGGCCCATTGCCCATAGATTATCAGGACGTAATCTCCAACCTGAATGGTAGATAGGAATGCCACCTAACCAATTAGGAATCTCTTCATTACGAATAGCAATGGCTCTGTCCACTACAGTGATTACTTTGTTCTTCTCAAGAGTACCAGTTTTACTATCGAAGTAGTCACCCCAGAACTCTAGTATCTCTACATAACCTGATTGGTAATAGTCACGTATGTTACCAAATCCATCAAAGGCATAGCCCTCAGCCTTGTCTTGGTCTTCTATGGTGTGTTGACCCATCTGCTTGAAGATACGCTTCCTACGTTCCAACACTTCCTGTAGGTAGATATTTTCAGGTTGTGTAGCAGCCATGTTATGTAGCTCACCCACTGTCTTGACAGAACGTACAATCTTCCAAGTGTCTTCAAAGGAGTTAGCTGTTGGAGGGAAAACAATATCGAGGGGACTAATTCGGACTTTTCTTGGCCCAATGTAATTCACCTTCTTAGTTCCGTCTTCCATATCAACTACGTCATTGATAAACTCAACAGTGCTGAAACAGTTTCCATAGTCAATGTAGTCATAGATAGACTTGCTAGTCTGAAGCCTGTAGTCACTCCCACGAGTCTTATTCCTCATGTAGCCTTCAATAGCCTCAGCCTTCTCTACTTCAGCGTCCTCTGCTGAGTATGCTTCCCAGCGTAGCCACTCTTCGTTAGGGAACAAGGCACTCATGTAGTTAGCGTGTAGATTATCTCTAATCTGACATAGCTTAGGTAGTGTAGTCTTGTTCTTCCAAGGAAGTGTAGAGTTAGAAGTGGTTGATGTATCCGTAGCAAATATGTAGTTACGTAACTCCTTCCATTCTTCTCGCTTAGTTATACGTTGTTTATTAAAGGTGTCCCACAGGTACGCAATTTCTTTAGCATACGTATCAGGCTCAGCGTCAGAGACGGCTAGGAACTCAGCTACGGTGCTCATGAGATGCCCCCAAACTTAGAGTGTATTGAAATCACATTAGTCTCCATAAAGTCTTGTGAAGAGCGAGAAGCCCTTGGCTTAACAGCTATCTCTACAGCAGATGCCAGTGCATCCTTAATGTCGTCATTCTTAGGTCTTGCCATAACTAGTTCTTCTTCCAATTCTTCTGTATAGCCACCCTTAAAGTGGTACATTGTTTGATTATCATACCTGTGCTCTAGTGCAGCAGCTATACGTTCTTCTTTCCTGCCATCAGCTCTACTTGGCCTGAACTCGTCTACAGAGAGTCTTAATCCCTCTGAACGTATTCTATCTTTCAGGTCTCTGGCTATAACAGCTTGTGCTACAGTTACTTCTGCTCTCAGCTTCTTGAAGCTCCACCTAGAGTGTAGTCTTACTATCTCTCTAAAGTAGTCATCAATCTTGTCTGTCCTAAACCTTGCTATGTCTAGTACGAAGATGAATCCATCTGAATCTATGCCTATTACTACTACAGCAGTATAATCAGACTTCTTACTTAAGCTGAATGCAAAATCTATAGAGGCGTATATGTTAAGCTTCTTAGCCTTGTATGTCCAAGAACCATTTGACTCTCTCAGATGCTTCCTATCTGCATACATAAACTTATTAGCATTAATCCTATTAGCAGACTTGTCATTCGGGTCGTTGTAATACTGAGCGTAGAACTGAGTCTTATCAGAATACTCAGCTCGTATCCTAGCAAGAGTTTGTAAGTCAAACCCAAAGGACTTGCCATCACTCCTTACGGAACGGGGCCAGATGAACTCTTGGTCTTCTTCGACTTTATACTCTTTAAAGCTCCAAACTTTCTCTTTATCAGTGACATCACCTTCATCATTATATACGTCATACTCTTGTAGTTTCCAAGTGTCGTATATGTCCTTCGGATGATACCTCGTACCACAGGCCATAGTAAACCCACCAGCATTACGAATAGAAGTAAACTGGGAAGACTTCTTAGACACGCTGTCCCTACCATCTTCTGTATACGCGTTTTCTGGTACAACCAAATCATCTGCCACCACAACATCGGCATGCCAGCCAGTGGTGTTGGTAGTGAGACCAGCAGTAGATATAGTAGCATCTCGAATTCCTTCTGACTTGCGTTTCTGGTGGTCAACTGATATCTTAGTTGAAGACCACTTCTCACGTTTACCGTCTTGGGGGTTTAGATACTCTGGGTAATATCTACTGAACGTAGAGGAACCTAAGATATTCTGTATAGCATATAGCTGTGTCTGAGCTAAGTCTGCTGTTGCTGAAACATACAGTATGGTTATCTCTGGGTGCCTCACTACCATCCACGCGCACCATGTAGCAACCATGTGCGACTTCAAGTGGGCTCTAGGTAGCATTATAAGTTTGTTAGCCGTAAGACCCTCACCACGACCGTACAGAGTGTAGTCTTCCATCCACTTATATATCTCATCGTGGACTGCTCCGTACATATACCCTGTATTTACCAGCCTAGCGAAGAAAGCTAAGTCCATCTTACCACGCTCCCTCATATCAAGGGCAGTCTGTGGCATCTTCTCTATCTTCTTATAAGCTACCTGTAGCCACTCATCCATAAATCCTCTTTATCTCATTGTAGTCTGTGTAAGTCTTCTTTGTACTCATCTTCAATACGTTTGTCTTGTGCGTGACGAGTGTTTAACTCTTCCTTAGATGGTCTGCCAGCCTTTCTCTTAGAGAATCCAGCGTCAGCAAGCCACTTAGCAGCTTGAAAACTTCCATCTAATGCACTATCTATTACCATTTTAATACCTTGTGAGCGTAGCTTAATCTCTAGCTCCTCTCTCCATAAGTCAATGTGAGCCTTGAGTCTTTTATTACGACATATACGGCTCCAATGACTCCAGTTGAGGAAGTACTTATTAGCAAACTCATACTCCCCATCTTCAGGGGAGGTTACTTCTGCAAGATATAGGAGTTTTATTGAGGGGAACTCCTTACCCTTGTACTCACAATCTTCATCCTTTAAAGAGTAGATTGAATCTGGTGAGTAGTTTAGCTCTAGGAATAGACCCTCCGTAATAGGAAGACCTGTAGAGCCTTTGAACTTTGATTTACTCATACTATTCCTGTTTGTTATTCGT